CCACCATAGATTTTATAGCCAATAACACACCAATAAATCAAATTAACATAACAATTTATTAATGAACCAGCAGGATGACCTGATGGTTGACTTCTATTTAGTTCGATTACAATACCAGGAGGTACAATAACATATTTTGTAACAACCGACATAATAAAAGTAGTTACCATATTATTATTCAGTTTCGAATTAGGAACTGCGTTACAAAGTAAAGCAGCACCTAGTTCAAGAAAGTGTGTATCAATATTTGAATCATAAAAAGACCAATCGGCTTCCATAACATAATCATAATCTAATGCGCGCTTAGTTAGATTAAATGTTTTCTTTGCATTAAATTCACCTTTTAAATTAAAAGTTGAATCCCAATCAGTATATGAAAGGATATACGTAAATTTTTGTGCCATCCACATTAGTAAATAAGTAATTGGAGATTCACATGTCATAATAGCACGAGTTCCAACTTCAACTTCCTTATTACTGTTGTAGTCAATTTTTATATCTTTTTCCCTACCAAGAATTTTCCATAAATAAAGATTCTTAAGCGGTTTAACATGAATCTTTTGCCATAACTTATAAGCTACGTTTCTAGATAAAGCATCACCAGGACCTTTTTTGTTACCAAATATCTTAGAGGAATAATGTCCAGGGTACGAATTAGGATTTACACGAATATATTCATATATCTCATTTCCATCTAAAAAATTACATTTTGGAGCGCGAAACCATTTAAATTTACTTTTTGATAATATATCAATTAGTGTAGATCTATTTAAATAATCCTCAGTTGTATTATCCTTAAAATATTCTTTTAGATGAGAAGTGCATGTATCATTACCGCCAGAATAAACAACTCTTGGACTATTAATCGAAGATACGAGATCTCGTAAACATGAACTTGACAAATTACTTTTTAAATCATTATATGATGAACTAATGAATTCAGTTATGTAAATTTTACTAGTAACAATATTAGAACGTGATCCACCAACAAAATCTGGAGTATAACCAACAACCCTATTAGTTTTGTTAATATTAAAATGCTTATAAAAATTTTTAATGTCAACACGCTTATAACGCATTGTAATATCACAGCCTTTTATAATTAAAGAATAAATTGGATATTTCTTTCTATTTCTTATTTTAATTTCGTTTTTCAAACCCTTTCTAAAAGTCCCTCTACCTATATCACGTAATAATTTTTTAAATTCTATAGGTAAATTATTTTTATTTCTAGATTTGTAAGTTTCGTTGTTTAAATTTTTACTTGAACTTTTTGTAGTTAAAAGACTGTTAAAAATTGGTT